GATCTATTATTGGCGGTGGGGCTTCACCAGAGGAACTTAATAAGAAATATCTGAGAAAGGATGTTAATGATACAGCTAAAGGCAGTATTCATTTTGAAAGAGAAATCGGCTCTTCCATTTTCATAGATGGCTGGGATGGTAAAGGCTGGGAGATCCAGAGTACGGGCGCCGCCATATTGGATTCGCTTCGTGTGAGGAGTGATATCTATGTGGGGGGCAATACCGGATCGCCAACTTTTGCATCCGGTTTTACCGGTTGGGGATGGCAGATAGACACACCGACGGCCACCGGGGAGATGGACAACCTCTTTATTCGAAAGACATTCACTGCTTACGAGATTGTCTATTCCCAAATTTACGGTTTAGGAGGTAGCCAGATTGTTTCTGACATCAACAAAATAGCCAGAGTAGAAGTGATGTCTGACCGTTATCGCTGTTATATGGACGATATGGATGGTCTTATGCTTATGAACCTGCGTAAGGGTGACGGTGTCAGAATACAGACACGGACGGGAACGACCAGTATCAAGTATCTTTTCGGACGTTGTATCGGTGTAGACAGTGACTATTTTGATATAGCTATTCCTCTGATAGAAGGGACAGGGCAACCGGAAGCCGGAGATTTTGCCCTTCGTTGGGGTAACAATGAAGATACAGACCGGCAGGGATTGATATATCTAACAACGGCCGATAGCGGTGCGCCATTTATCGATGTGTACGATGGTATTACTGATGCCAGCACCGAAGGCAAGTTGAAAGCCCGTATTGGACACCTGACAGGAATCAGGACACAGAGAGGCGATCAGTTGTCTGGTTATGGGGCTTATTTGAACGGGATATACGTTGAAAACTCGACATTCATTCTTCAAAATGGGGATACCATTGAGCAGACCTTTATTGCCATGAACGGCAAGTTTGAAAGCCTTATTGATAGTATCCGTAACGACATATCCGCCGAAGGAGGTAACATCCTTGTAAACTCTTCTTTCAGCCAGAATACAAACTATTGGACAGCTGCAAATAACGTTCATTTTATCAACGTAGGTGGAGAATATCTTTGGCTGGACGGTAGCTTCTATGTAGAAAAGGATCAAGTTGCCGATATTTATAATGACAACGGTCAAAACGTTCTGCGAATAAGGAACACGTATATCTTTCAGCAGAATGCTATAATGAATATCCCGGATCACACGGAAGAAGAGGAAAAAACGTATTCTTTCTCTTTGTTCTATAAGGTGCTCCGTCCCGGTTCTTGCGGTTTCGGTATCCCGGGAACCGAGTTGTATCATGAAGAACAGCTACCGGAAAGCGACAGCTATCAAAAGCTGTCTAAGGTCGGGAAATGGAACGGGAAAGGTGATTTTGAACTGAGATTCACTGGTGAGATACTTATTTATGGTGTAGGGCTGTTTGCTGATGAGATTGCGGATGCTATTGTACATCTACAAACTCAAATCACACAAAACGAAGAAGAAATTAAGTTACGTGCAACTAAAGATTATGTTGATGCCGAGACCGGTAAAATTTATACTAAATATGATACCTCTTTATCTTTAAAGGCGGATAAAGCTGAACTTACTTCGTTTAAGGAAGAATATGACGAATTCCAGCAAGTTGTACGAAGGGATTACGCTACTCAGTCCTGGACAAGTAGTAAAATACAAACCGAGGTGGGATCTTATGTTGATGGAGCTTTAGTTGGATATGCTACAACAAGTTGGACAAGTAGCCAGATATCATCTTCTGTAAAAGGACTTGCAAGTGAGAGTTTTGTTAATCAAACAGCAGAGGGTTTAAATATCAATATAAATAATTTAGGAAATAGAGTTGATAGTGTTGAAGGTGAATTAGATTCCGTGACAGATATAACCGGTGCATTTTATTCTTTTGGATCAAACAAAATGAGGTTAAATAGGCGTATAGAAATGGGATCTGGTTCTAATTCATCCTTTGTCTGTTTAGCGGGTATGTCTCCTGATATTACAGGTCCTGCATTTTGGGCGGGGAGCTCATGGGAAGATAGAGCAAATTCTGCTATACGTTTGGGGCATGATGGTGCGGGATGGTTAGCTAAGAAAAATGTTTTTTGGGATATCGGTGGGAATCTATCTATAACTGGAAAAATTCAATCATCAAATAATGGAAATAGATTTGTTATTGACCCTTCAGAAAGAAGTTTTAAAATGATTAATAATTCTAATTCATTAGTGACTGAATTTAAATTTGATAATGTTTCTGGTTATCAGTCAATTCCAGCTTTACACATGTATTTGAGAAATAGCAGTTCTGGTTCTACAGTATACAGGTATTCAATGGGGATAGCAGGATTTTCCGTCCATGATGTTAATGGAAAAATTTTAAGTTCGTTATCAACAGGATTGATTCTTACTTCAATTCCAACCATAGATCCAAAATCATTGGGAATGGTTTGGAGAGATGGAAATATATTAAAAATTTCATTAGGATAAATAATTAAAAAAAACAAATCATTATGAAACAAGTAAATTTCAAAGAGTTAAATGTAGAATATGGTGTAGATAAGTTTCAGAAGGCTGATTTGACACATGAAATTGGAGATGCGATAATCAAGAGCGCAGAATCCGTTCCGATGTATGATCTGGCACATATCATCTACCATTCAACGGGGGCAATAGAAATATCAGATAATGACTATCAACAGATGATGAAAATAATCTGTACGTCGTTTAAAATCATTATAGCAAAGGCTGTTGAAGCCGGAACGACAGAAGTGGAAACTAAAGATAAGGAGGAATAAGTTATGGCACTCGAACAAGTATCATCAGTGGTCAAGAGCACATACCTGAACAATGTGGCAGGTTACGAAGTACAGTACAATATCACACAGGATGAAGGGGAAAACGTAAAGTCGGTAACGGGTACAGTCAAGAAGGCAGATGTTCGTTTCGGCTACATAATCATCAATGCAGACGGGACCAAGAATATATCATTTGACAAGTCTATACCGGATGCAGATAGCGAGGCTATATATACAGCGGCATTGGCGGATGCAAAATCAATTTTTGAACAGAGGAATAAAATAGATTAACACCTATGGCAGCAGGAGATATCATATTATCAGACGGGACAACGATCACGCCGGAAGACTTGCAGAAGATTGCGGCAGCGGTGGAGGATTTGATTGCGTCTACGGCGAAAGATCCGGGGCAGTACGAAGAGGTAAGTTCACTTACCGGTGTGTCCTCTCTTCCCGCCTTTCAAGTATTGGGTAGCACATACAAGCTTGTACGTGTTGCTCTGTCTGTCTTGAAGGGTGTAGATGGACGTGAAGTATTCTTGCAGGTAAATCAGGATAAAACCTATATCCAATGGCGTTATACGGACGGTAATTGGCAGAATCTTGTTGCTTTGTCCGATCTGAAAGGCACTGCCGGTGATACTCCTGTTTTCCGTACTGGTAGCACAGGCATTGAATGGAAGTACACCAGTGAAGAAGATACAGCTTATCGTGTACTTGTCCCTTACGATGATTTGAAGTTGAAGTTTTCCGATCTGACATCGGAACAGAAAGACGAGCTGAAATTGCATTTTTCTGATTTGACGGAAGAAGATAAGGCAGAATTGAAGGGTGAAAAGGGTGATATTGGTCCGCAAGGTCTTAGAGGAGAACAAGGGATTCAAGGAGAAACAGGCCCACAGGGACCTATTGGCGAAACAGGTCCGCAAGGCCCTATTGGGCCTAAAGGCGAGCAGGGAGTAAAAGGCGATAAAGGAGATACGGGAAGTGGTTTTAAGGTACTTGGATATTTTAGCACGCAGGAAGAATTAGAGTCTGCAATAGTTTCCCCACAAGCTGGTGATGCTTATGGAGTTGGTACAGGTGCTCCGTACGACATTTATATTTATGATGCAATCAATTCTGTGTGGAAAAACAATGGTCCGCTTCAAGGTGCTCAGGGTCCAAAAGGTGACAAAGGTGATACCGGTCCTCAAGGACCTCAAGGTGAAAGAGGTGATATAGGTCCTCAAGGTTTGCAGGGTATTCAAGGCGATCCTGGCCCTCAAGGTCCTACGGGAGAACAGGGCCCGAAAGGTGATAAAGGAGATCGAGGTCCAGAAGGTCCGCAAGGCCCAGCAGGAGAAGATGCGGCTATTACGGTAGATGCTCCAAAGGACGGAAAAACCTACGGGCGTAACAATGGGGCGTGGTCGGAGATAGTGGCGAGCAATCAGTATCTGGATGTTGCAACTTTATTCCCAGAGGAGAATGGTACATTGTCAGATGAAAATTATCAAAAGGTAGTTGATGCAGTAAATAAAGGAATAACAACAGCAAGAATTGAGACTAACCCTGATGGATTTGGCCCGATAACAATTAATAATTCTACTGAAATATATGGTATTACAACAAATATTTTAGCGGTAGACCCCAGTGATCGTTCTATATGGTTGACAATAATAGCCATAATTATTAATAAGAGTGACAAGACCTATACTTTGGTATCTAATCGACAAAGTTTACAAAATACTGGCTCCGGTACAAAATACCTCTCCGACAACGGTGAATACCTCACTCCCCCTACCGCCACCTCCGCCACAGCGGGGTATATGTCGGCGGAGGACAAGAAGAGGGTGGATGATATAGTAAATTTCGGCACAGGGAGTAATGCTGTCACCACTCTTGTGAATATACCGACAAGCAAGAGGTTGGTTAAGGCTACCCTATCCTCCGCTTCAAACCTGTCGATAAATGAGTCTGCAAGGGCATTGAATGTAGGCGAAGAGATATATCTTGATTGTAATCCTACCGCTTCTTTTACGCAGCCCATCCCTACTACTGGCAGTTTTAGATCAATGTCCGGTAGTTCTATTACCACTACTTCCGGCGTGCCTTTCGAGATGTCCATTTTGAAGATCGCTACGAGTGGTGTCATGTATTCAATAACCGTTAAAGAGAAGGATTGATATGTTGAGAAGAAGGACGATAGGACGGAAAAAGGTTTTAATTGAAGTTGTAGAAAAATTAACATCTTCCGGGACATTTATAGTACCTTCCGGATGCACATCTATCGATGCTTTTGTAGTTGGAGCAGGCGGAGGTGGAGGTAGTGGCGGTAGTTATTATCCAGGGGCAGGTGGCGGAGCCGGATATACAAAAGTATATTATGGGATATCGGTC